CAGAAATAGCCTTGCCGCCGCTCTTCATCCATTCAGCAAACTTTTTGAGTTCAGGTGCAAGCGCCTCTCCGATAGAGATTCCAATATCTTTTATGATTGCCCAAATTTTATTGAAGTCGGAAATAAGCCCGCCGCCCATTTTTCCAAACGCTTCATCAGCCATGCCTGCCGAATTGCGCATTAGTTTCATGTCCGCCAGAAAGCCGCCAATATCACCAGCCAACGCCGCAATACCACCAGCCGCCCTTATTTCAGGAAAGTCTAACTGGATTTCTGCAAGGTCTTTACCTACGTAATTTGCAATCAAAGCAGAAAAATTCTTTGCCGCTCCGGGCGCTTGCTTCAAAATGTTTACGAGGCGCGTTGCCGATTCTTCTGCATCGAGTCCCTGTCGTGTCATTGTTGCAAGTGCTGCAAACATATCTTCTATAGGCATTCCAGCAGCCCGTGCCATAGGCGCAACACGGCCTATCACGCCTGCAAGTTGCTCAAAAACAAGTTTGCCGCGCTTGACCGTCTGGAACATTAAATCAGATATCCACGTTGATTTGCTTGCTGAAAGTTGGAAAGCATTTAGGACACTTGTTATTCCGTCAACAGCAATAGCCGCGTCGGTCATGCCGCCTTTAGCAGCCTTAACGGCAACGCCCAAAACATTCAGTGCGCCCTCTGGCGCAATGGACGCGGAAAGAATATCGTACAGACCCTTTGATAATGTGCTTGTGCTTTCGCCAAGATCCTTCGCCATATCGCGGATGCCATTGCCAAATTGCCCCATAAATTTCATAGGCTCATTCAGCATGGTCGACACCATCTTCATGTTCTTCTCGAAATCACCAAACACTTTTGCGGATGCAATCAGCGGGGAAAGCATAGACGCGCCGGTCATAGCCATCTGCATACCCATGCTTTTTATGCTTGCGCCAAATTTCTTGACCGTCAATTCAGCACCACGAAGCCCAGCAACCAGTTTCGTGTTGTCGGCAAACAATTCTACAAACGCCCGTCCTGCTCTTATGCCTTTTGTGCTTGCCATTATTTTTTACGTCCTTTCATCGCCTCAAGCGATTCCCGAAGCAACTGCAAAGATTCCTTATCTGCGACGCGGCGCTCTTTGCGTTTCGCGATCTCGTAGGGGTCAAAGTCCGCCGGTGTGCGTTCCGGCTTTCCTTTCGTCCTGTTGATGTTCGCCAACATGCACAGAACCGCCGACGTGTGAGACCACCGCTCTTGACCCGCGCCTTCGGACATCCACAGCAATTGCCGCAACGTTAGTCGTTCAGGATTGACTCCGACGGCTCCGGCGATTCGCCAGACATCTTGCCAGACATTAGTTTTTCGAGGTCCACCGCGTCTATCTGCTTGCCCGCCGTCGCTATCGCAAGGTCTATCAGCGCCGTCTGTTTCGAGACCGCCTTTGCCCTGTCCGTGCGGCCTCGCTTCAGGAAAAAATCCACGAGTTCCTCATAGAACGCTTTCTGCGAGGCAAGCAGGGTTTCTCCGTCGAAGCAGTCCATAATGTCATCTTCGCTAACGCCGTGCTTCTCAAACTGGCTTTCCAACAGACAACAGATGACTTCAGCCAGAAGCATCTCATCCGTTCCGAGACGGGTCAACAGCGGCGGGTCACCTTCTTCGGGCTGAAGCAGGTCAACGCCAAGTTTCGATTTAACTTTTATTGCGCTGCCGAGGGTGAGCGATATCTCCCACCCCCGGCCTGTAGAATCCCTGAACGTCTTCATGGATTAGCCTTCCGGAGCAGGAATCGCCACGCCGCTTACGTTGATGTTAACTTCAATGCGTGATGTGGTTGTGCCCCAGCCCAAGCCTGTGCAATAGTCACCTGGTACCAGATCGGCAACGGGACAAATGTTTCCAGCCGTTGCACTAATAACGTAGTATGTACCGATTGCAACTGTAGCACCAGGATTGATACCGCCAGCAACCAGATAAACGACAGGCTGTCCGATTGCCGCGTCATTGAGAGCGATACCTACAGCCGTAGCCTTTGCAGCCGTGTCTGTGTCAGCCAATTTCAGCGTTGTGTCCAGGTACAGGACATCGCCTGCCGTGATTGCCGCGCCTGCAGTGCCTGTGCGTGTTGTCGCGTTGCTGTATTTCACTACGTTTGCGGCGGTGATTGATAAATCTGCCATTGTTCAAATTCCTTTCATGTTGTGATTGTTGTTATTTCTTAAGAGCCGGTCTGCCAATCGCGGTAGGTTGCAAGTTTGGCCGTAACGCTAACCGTAATCGCCTCTTCCAGTGCTTCATTCCGCGAAAAGTTTGTAATCGAAAAGTCGCCGTCAATACCTTCGCCGCCAGACTCGGAAAGCACAAGCAGTGCAATCGTTTCATTGGCAAGGAATGCAGCCTTAACGGCGGCAAAGCCCGCATCGCTGGACTTCCATACCATCTCGAATTCGACATTGCACTCTTTCAGCGTCGGAGCCGTTGCGCGCCAACCGTCATTTGCGCGGGTAGTCACGTCTGCCTCTCCAGCCTCAAGCGTTACGGTCACGTCACGCACGTTCGTCAACTCATGCGTTGCCGTTGCGCCGGCTGTGCCATAATAGATTTTGGCGTTCATGCCCAAGATAAAATCAGCCATCGTTCATCCTTTCGTTAGATGCTGTTCCGCCACATAGCCGGAAGTTTTGGTTTTTCTTTTTCAAAAGCAGGCCCCATGTAAGGACGTGCCGCTATACTTACTATTCTTTTCTTGCCGCGCAAATTGCTTTGCGTAGTGCCGCCATATTCAAGCAATGCAGGCGCTTTGCCTTTGTTCCAGCCGCTCAACCGTTCAGGACCAATGACGACAGACCGCTGTGTCGGGTCGTAGCCGAAGTAGATGAATTTCTTTAATAGTCCCGACCGACTGTACGGTGGTTGCCCAGGCTTTGATACGCCCCTGCGAAAGTTCGTGCGTTCTTCGCCGCGTTTCTTTTTTTGCATGAACGGGGCGTTTTTGATTGACTGCTTCGCCGTTGTTCGCACATACGCACCGAAACGGGAAAGCACCTTGCGTGTGCCCGCGTCAACTTTCGAGATGACAGTCGCACGGTCAAAAAACATGCTTTTCATTTTGATGTTTATCATGTCATCATCCGATACATGACTGTTAAAACGCTTGTAAAAACTCTATTCTCTGACAGATGTTCCAGTGAATAAACAGGATCGTTTTTGACGTTCACCCAGACTGCATAGGGTGCTTCTGACAATGTGCGCTGTCGCAGGTAGTCGGTTATTTCATCCACAACCACGCCAAGCACTGAAACGTCCTCATCGAGTCCTGGCGATTTATCCAGTTTCTTCTGGATGCCAATATCTACAGTCACGTCCCGATAGCACATAGACCGCGTTTGTGTTGCAATCTCAACAGACTTCGGAACAACAGTGACATTCAGATTCTTGAGTTCCGATAGATCAAATTCAGGGAACACGCGCCGCGTTGCCACAAATGGAATGCTGAACGTGCCAGCCGGAGCCGCGTTCAGTTCGGCTTTCACCGCGTCTGCTATGTTGGTTGCTATGCTCATTCGCCGCCTGTATCTTTCGTGTGAATCCGGTATGCAGTCCTGAACGGGTCACTCCAGCGCCATGCCTCGCCGCCCAAATTCATGACTTCATACAGCCTGCCATCCGCCAGAATAAGGTCTCCAGGTTCTGGGTCAAATTCCATTTCATCAGCCTGGATAATGAAGTCCCAGACCTTCGCCACAATGGTCATGCCGCTTTCATCCGAGACTTCCACGCTCGTTTTGCCATAGGTCGCATTGACCGCATAAGAGTCCGGCGGTCTGCGATAACTGACAACGCTGGAACAGTTCGCCACGCGCTTTTTCCCAAGCCACGTAACGCCGCTGCGCAACATATCGCTTGTTGAAAGCGTTGTGCCTGATGCCGTTGCGGATGCGCTGCCAATGCTAATCGTTATTGTGATTGTGCTGCCATGCGCTACTTCTGCACCTGCTGATGGTGATTGACTGACAATATATCCGCTGTCCACCGTATCCGAATTGGTGAGCGTTACCGATATATCCAGCCCCGCCGCCTGTATCGCTGCAAGCGCAACAGCAATCGTTTCGCCTTCAATCGCAGGCACGGATACCAGATCAAATACTCGCAATCGCGGGTAATCGTTGCCTTCGTCGATTGTCCAGACCGATTCAAAGTTCCAATGCACATACGTTGCCTGCTGGTACAGTTCCTCCGTCGTCTTGTTTTCGCCAACATACGAATTTAGGTATGCCGATTTCGTGTAGTCCCAATAGCACCGGTCGGAGGCGAAATAGATTTGCGGGTCAGCCAATACAGGCTTGAAGCAAATCATGCCCACGCCATACTTGGCAGGGTCAACGCCCGTGAAAACAAGCGTACCCGTGAATACATTCTTGGCGATATATGCGACATCTTTAGTCGCTTCAAAGTCCGCCACGCCACAGCAAACGCCTGATACAAACACCGTCCCTGTCACTGTGCCGCCTGTCTTGCAATTCACAATAGAGCCGCCGCTCAAAATAAACGGGCAAATAGGCGCAACATAGGCGTATCCAGTCACATCAACCGCAACGTCGCATTGCTCTATAATGCCGCCAACAGCAAGCACAGAGGCAAGCCCGCCAACGTATTGACCGCCACCTTC